AGAAAATCTTTGACTTGCAAACCCAAGGCTAATTTCGCCTACTTTAGAAGTCTTAGAAACCTTGCCATTGTCAGCAATTCGTGTTGCTACCTTTGTCGCTACTGTGCGAGTTCCGGCAGCTTCTTTAATCTTGCCAAGTGCGTAATCTGCTAGAGCGCCAGAAACTTTTTTGGCTTCATCAATAGCAGTTTCATCCATGGCTTTGAAGGCTTTGATTACTTCTCGGATCTCTTTCCGATTGTAAGCTTCAACCTCGGCCTGGTTCATTACGCTCCTTTAAAATCTCTATCGCGGTAAGAATGTCCTCGGCAGTTTCCCATTCCCGCATCGGAATATGAGTCGCTATCGCTAACTCGACTAAGAGTCGATTTATGCTTCCGCGCTTATGGCTTTTGGGTCATCATCGCCAACTTCAAGGTTCGTAATGCCTTCCATCCAGACTTCCAGAGTCTTAGTTGGTTTCCCGGCAGCTTCTCGCTTGTAGGCTGAATGAGCAACAAATAGAATGTCCCACATTCCAGAAAACTCCTGAATAGATTTCTTTGTTGCCATTTCCCATTTTGCGAAGTCCGGTGGATAGGCCACATAAGTAGCACTATCCCCAGACGCGAACTCGACTGTTATTGACTTTTTCATTTTGCTCCCTGGTTAATTGCTTAAGCGAAGTTTTCGGCTGGAAGGCCAATCACTGTGAATGATAGCGATACTGTTTGTGCGCCAGGTGCTGCGCCGCCCGCGCTTGGAAATGCTGGCAAAATCTGGAAGGTAAACACCGCGCCAGTTGCAGCTGTCATCACAACTGTGATTCCTGTGTTTGGTGCTGATTCTGTTGCGTTCCATAAACCTTCGCAAAGTGAACCTGCTACGCCCCAGTCTGCAAGCATTTCAACGTCAAATGTAAATTGATCGTCAGTGTGCTTGTAAGCCTTGCCGTCTAGTGTTTGGTAGGTTTCAATTGTTGGGCTGTTTGACAAAATTGCGCTTGTTGCTTGGGCATCGTAGTTATTGCCACCAAGAGTAAAGGTGACATCGCGCCCAGTAATTACTGTTGTTGGCATTTGGTTTTTCTCCTTAGTTGGTTTGCGTGTAGTAGGTGGACACGCTTATATCTGCGACTAGCAAATTGCTGGCGCCTACTTGTGTAACTGTTGGTCGTTGAACTGCTCCTACTTCATATCCCGATGGGATTGCAGAAACAACACTTATGATGAGCTGCTCGATATTGTCGAGAGAAGCCGGGTTGCTGTTGTAAGCAACGCAGACTGTGATTGTGTAATTAAGTTTGCAGTGAAAAGATGATTTTCCGATTGTGTCGAATTCGATATAGGGTGCATCTGGAACCACCACGACAGCTGGAGGAATTACCGATTCTGGAACGAAGGCGTAAACATTGCCAGCAACGCCAGCAAGTGCAGTTGCCAACGGTTGCCTAACGGATGAAAGGATCGTTGATGCGGTCATTGAACAATTGACTCCACATCGATATAAGGCCCTAATAGCCCAACGCAGCGGTTAAATAGTGAGCGCCCCATCCGATACGGAGTTGGTGTGAAATCCACACCTTCGATTTGGCCACCAGGAGCGACTCTGGATTGAAAGACTTCAACTGAAACAACCAAGACTGCTGATTCAACTGCTGAAACTCCGACATAAGTCGAAGCGCCTGAAAGTGTTGCTAGGCCTGAAGGAATTACATTTTTAGGAAGAATATCTGCATTTGTTATGGCAACTGAAAATTCATAATCTGAAGGGACGGCAGTAATTGTGAAAGTGCCGTTAAATGGTGAGCCGCAACCAGTAACAACAACTGATTGGGTTAAAGAAAATTCGTGGGCGCCCAGTGTGTGAAATGTGGCCACATTTGATTCAAGTTCTACTGCGTCAATTGGTTGGGCATATTTTGTGAGCATAGGAAGAATCACTTGCTCAGCGGTATCAATTATGTCTGTTAAATATGCGTCAGAATAGAGAGCGGTAGATACGCCAAGAATAGAACGCAGTTCTGCAACTGTTACGATCGAAGCCATATCTACCTCTCTAGACGACTGGGGAAGCCGGGAGCAACTTCCCCATGATTAGTTTGTTATTACGCTACGTTTAACTTACGGAATGCAGTTGGGTAGCGGTTAACTACTGCAACGTATCCGTATAGTCCGATGTCAAGCTGACCATTTGCAACTACCGCAGTGCGGAGTTGGATTTGTGCTGACTCGTGGAAACGCATTGCGTTTGATGGATAAACAAGTGCATGCTTAGCATTTGCATCGTCGCCTGTGTAGTTAGGATCAACAACAAGGTTAAGTCCAGCAACTGTGCCTGAAGTTGAACCTTGAGCCATTAGGCCGTTAGCATTTTGAGGTGCTGCCGCTGCAAATAGAGGGCGACCAGTTGTGTCAACCGCACCCATCAAGCCTGAGAAATCAATTCCATCTTCTCCGCCTGTGTTTGCAACTAGCAAACGATTTGGTGTCTGGCGAACGATGCCAAATGAATCAGCGATTCCAAGTGCAATAGCCTTGTAGATTGTTGTTGATGATGATTGTGTTGCGTTCTGTGCAGCAATTTGTGCAGCATAAGCATCTGTCTTTTGTGCATATGACGCAGCGAGTTCACGAATATATAGGTCGAGGAAGCTCGGATCTGAGCGGTCAACCAATTCTACATCGAGACGGCCAGCGCCCGCGAACTTGACCACTGTGTCTTCTTGGAAGGTAACTGTCGTGTCAGTTGATGAGAATTCAGCAGCCTCAGCAGTTACGGCCACTGTTGCTTGTGTTCCTAGCTTAGGTGTAAAGATTTTCATTCCTGATGCAGGAAGTGCAGCACGCTCGATTGAATCAATAAATGGGCGTGAGTTGTAGATGATGCCAATAACATCGCGTAGGTAGTTAGGTGGAACCATGCCTGTGTTTTCAGCAACTGTTGCAACTTGTAGAGCTGCGATTAAATCGCGAGCATCTGAATCGCCGCGTGATGCAGCTAGTTGAGCCTTTGCAACTTGACCAGCGGTAACATTTAGGTTAACGCGTGGAGATGAATACATAACTGGCGCTGATGCGCTGACAGTTACTTCTGACTTTGCAGCTTCTACCGCTTCGGTAGTTACTGACTCTGAAACGGTTTCGGACACTAGGTCTTCTCCTTCTGGTTTAATATCTGAATCATTTGATTCAGAAACTTCTGGTTCTGCCGCTGCAACTTCGCTGACGCGAGCTGAGTCGATGGCTGGATCTGTTACAAGGCTGGTCTCTATCATTTCGGATGACGAAATAACCATTGAACCTTCTACGTTTTTCCATTCGTTTAACTTGATTCCAACTGAAAAGCCATCGCGCAAACCTTCTGCGGCTTCTAGTAATGAATCATCGCCAGCAATAGTGCCAGCAATTTTGAATGATGCTTCAATACCAGTATCGGTAACTTCATACTTTGTAAGTTTTCCGATTGGTCGTGTGCGGTCATGCTCTAGCAAAAGTTTTACGTTCTTAGGAATTGTTATTGAATCTTTTGCAAATATTGTTTTGCCAGCAGAAGTAAAACCTTCTTCGCCCCAAGTAACTATGCGCCCTGTAAGTGTTCGGTTTTGTGTATCCGCTGCGGTTAGCGTAATAGGTAGATTTACTTTCATTTAAGTAGATCCTCTTCCTCTCGGATTTCTTCAACGCTCATTGCGCCGATTCTGTTTAGGATTTCGTAAACTTGCGCACGTTCTAGCGGGTTGCCACGAAGGAATTCATCAAGTCGGAAACGCACAACATTGCCAGCGCCTACGAAGTCTGGTTGGCTTAGGCGTTGTTCAATTGCAAGAAGAATATTGCGACCGCCGAAGTCAATTAGCGAACGACGCTCATTGATTGCGTTTGAATAGGTCATTGATGTTGATTCGGCGGAAGCAAAGAAGGCCGGGATATTTAATGCGCGGCATAATTCAAGCGCGACATATTGGCGAGCCTCGTTTAATTGTAATTTATTTGGATCAATACCCATTGCCTGAAGTTCAACGTCAGCATTTAAGAACGCAGTGCTGCGGTTAGTTCTAGCGATGCGCCATGATTCAAGAAGCTTAGAAATTCTTTCAGAAGTTAAGTTTGTTCCATTAGATTTAAGAACCATCATTGGAACTGGTTCCTTGGCAAATTGTTCTGCTGCATTTTCAAGTGCGATAGCCGCCCGGATAGTGCGGCCAGCACGATTTAGGAAACCTTCATCAAGTCCGTTAAATACAACAAGCGAACCAACGCCAAATGGTGGAACTTTAATGTTATCAACTGAGTAGCCAATAATTTCAGTTCCAAGTGAGTTTAATTCTGGTAATACGCGATCAGGTGAAATGCGTGTCCACTCTTGAATGCGACCATCGGCATACATAGACATTATTTGTCCGTAAGAGACTCCTAGGAATAGCAAGTCTTCCGCGACGTAGCTGTAAATTGCAGAACCAGGAACGCGTGGATCTGGTTGATTAATTACGCGGTTTGGTTCAACGTGTGAACCTGTTGACTTTACATATTGTTCAAGTGGAAGTGTTGCAAGAGAACACAAAATGTTTCTGCCGCGAGCAATTGTAGGAACTGCCATTGCAGAAGCTCTGGATGCAGTAGATACCGGATAGAGCCAGTTGTTTACGATGCCATTATTAGGTGCAGGATATGCAGCGGCATCGACCGTCATTGGTTCCGGTGCGATTGTTGGAAGAAAGAAGTCTTTGATTCCCATATAGTGGATAAGTATATCACTATGTGAGATTAGCCGATAAAGATATCTACTTCCGTTTCTGGTCGTGTCGCGAAGTGGGAAACCATCGCCATCGCAACGGCTGCGCAGATTGTCGAGTTGGAAACCTTACGGCCTAGATACCAACCGCCATCTTTGAATGGAAGTTTGACCGCTGATAGAACTTGCTTGGTAAATTCTTCCTGGCATTTGTGGATCAGTCGTTCTGACGTAATTGCAGATTGCATCTCATCACAAGCTTGGCCATATAAGGCCCCATCAATTGGAGTGGTTGAGATTCCGGCTGGCGATAATCTAGCTGCAACTGCTCCGGCGGTTTGGCGGCTATAAGCAACTGTTGTAGTTGGATATTTACGAACCCAGACTGCTAGATCATTGGCAAGCGCCTTATCGTCTATCGCTACTGCGTTTTCCCAAGTCTGCAATAGAACCACAACAAACTTATCGCCTTTTTGTTGACCTGCAATTAAGGCAGCTGCTCTACGGTCTGGAGATAAGTCGATAGCCATCCAGGTTTCTTGTTCCTGGTCTAGTTCTGCCGACTCATCCCCACACGCATCCCAGAGTGACGGATTTATTGCTGGGTTTATCTGGGACACCCATTGACATAAAACTTCTGTTCTTACAATTGATTCTTCATCGTTAAGAATGGCACGAAGATTGTCCGGGTGAACTGTATAGCCGAGAGAAGGGTTTGAATATCTAACGGCCTCCCAGAATTCAGGTGTGTCGCCAATTTGAACTTCCATTGGAGCAGACCATTCGAACCAGCCAATAGGATCATCAGAACCAGCGGCCGCAGCTAATCCGCGTTCACGCATTCTGTTAAGAACTACTGAATGCTGATCTCCGGCATTTGAATAAAGGATAGCCATTGGATTTTTAGAAGCCATCTGGGTAAATCGAAGCGATGCCCATACTTCTGGGTCTTGATATTCACGAACTTCATCCAAGTGGATAACATCCGGCGCGGCGATACCGCGAGAAGCCGAGTTATTGGCACGAACCAAATATCTTGCCCCATCGATTAGTTTGATTTCCTGTGATCCTTTGGTTTCATACTTTTTTGCAAACATGGCAGCCAGTTGTGGATGGTTCTGGATAATCTCATCTATCTTCCAAAAGATTTCAGATGAAGTTGTCAGCTTGTGAGCAGTGTGAACTTGTAATTTCTCACCTAATTCGAACATGCCCCACAAGATTCGAAGCGCCAGGAAGGTCGATTTTCCCTGTTGGCGGGCTACGAGAACGCCTACCTCGGAATGATACCAACGGCCATCTGGCTTGACCCGGTGCATCTCTATGGCCAAAAGTTTCTGCCAAGGAAGCAATTCAAACCCAATTTTGGCGCAGAAATCTATCATTTCCTGCCCGCGTGAAGGTAAATCGACTGGTTTTGACCGAATACGCGGTTCTGTCGCCCCTAGGTAAGCCCCATCAGGGCTATCTAAGGCTATCTGGTCGAATGTAGTCATGACTTAGGGTATCAGGCCTGATAGTGGGTAATACTGTCGTTTTTGGGGGTAAACAAACCAA